TCTTACCCAACCATATATAGTTTGTTCAATATTTATATCTCTGAACATCTCTTCGATAGTATCTCGGACACCATCATCTTCTGTTACTATATCAAAGTTATCTTTTACAGCATAAAAGCATGGAAGGTCTATTAATGTTCTTACAACAGGGTCTTGTAAATAAACATTCATATAAGTACGTGGAGCACCTATATGTGGTTCAAAATCTCCTTTTCCTCTTACATTGTAACCGTTATTTTGAAGTTTGAGTCTTTTAATGACACCTGCTCCGAAATCTCGTGGGTCGTTCTCTTTGAAAGGGGGATTAGCCCCCACATTTGCGAACCTTCTTCGCACTCTATCAATTATTGACATGGCTAGTCACATATATATAAACCGAAAGGAGTATATAAAGATTGTGCTAAAAGCGTATACCTTTATTAAGGCGATGAGAGCGAGCAGCTGTGGTTAAAACAGACTTTCCACTCCAATTTTGTTGTCTAGTGGGTGCTCTTCGTATTCTATCGCTAGTACTTCCGCCTCTATTAGATGAGGCCACTCCTGCACCAGCAGGAAGCATAGATAAGGTAGCATGTAGCGCCATTACCGAACTATCACAATAATCATCGTGTTTTCCGGAAGGAGCTGCTATCTTTTCGGTCTTATTGGCTGCATCCATAGTATATTCAAGGTCTCTATGTTCTGCATACCATTTTAAAATTAATCTCTTTATATGAGGTTCTTGGCTTTCTGGATTAGGTACCTTTACTAGTTGTTGTTGGATATAGGAAACGTAATCTCTATATATCTGGGTCTTCGTCCCTCTCGGACCACCCGTAAAAATGAAAGGTAGGAAATGTATCTGCGGACTACTATTTATACACTCTACCCTTAAGTCTTGTTCAATCGCACCGCCGATACCAGTACAATCCACAATAAGGCGCTTAGCGTGCAAACGATTACAGACGTCAATGATACGCTGACGCTGGTATGGAATATCGTGTCCACCACTTCTAGGACTGATTTCTTCAATGTATATAAGACGGGCAATATCTTGTCCACCATCCTCAGTAGCAAGTTTTTCCCTTGACCATCCGGTAATAACAGTAGAGTTAATAGATTTCCCAACATCAACACCGACAGAAATTTCATTAGGAAGATTTCCTCGCTCGTCATCGAGAGTCTCTCTGGTCCACGGTTCGTATTCATCAAAACAGTCCCTTAATTTTTCTGGATTGAATATTTGCGATACACTCTCTACAAACTCACATTCGTATTCTGTCCTCCAGTAGATAGAATCTTCCCCCCATTCCGTCATCTTATCTAACATTTCTAATTCAGTATAAGGAGGTGAATAAGCATCTCCTTGTTTAATTGCGTCTTTCCATGAAAACACCAATCTCGTGAAACTATTTTCATAAGCTTCTGAGTAGAGATATCTATACATATGATTCTCTTTTGACTTTGGTGTACCTAAATTTATGAACGGGGCCTTATTTGAAACTATCGCTGGTTCTACGTTATCTACGAATAAATGGTCATCAATTAGAGGACTTTCGTCCACAATACATAAAGTAGGGTGTTGTCCTCGTATAGCTTGTCCCTGATTACTAGGCGCTAATGGAGCTCTACGCATCATTGTGCCCCCCTTCATGCGTATATGGGGCTTATTATGAAATTTATAATTGTCTACTAAGCTATCTAAAAATCTATTATCCTTAAAGTTTCTATAAACATAACCAAAGATTAATGCAGCTTGGTCTTCTGATGGAGCTAAGACAAATACTAAATCTCTAAATCTTTTAAAGAACATATAGATAGTTACAGCTACCGCAAGGGCATAAGATTTACCACTCCCTCGTGGAGCTAAGATAGCTAATTTACGCGGAAGACCATTATCAGGATGTGTTAAAGACTTAACAATAATAGTTTCCTGAAGAGGTCTTAACTTTAAAGGCCGTTGTTTATTATCAATTAAATAGGTTTCACAAAAAGCTCTAACCAATTTAAGCATTTTGTCTTCAGAGAATCTACAACTTTCAAATATATTCTCTAACTCTTTTGAATCGTGTGCGCTTTTACCTGTCAGTGTCGCTTTCAGTTTCTTTGTCTCGTTTCTTATCGCTTTCGTCATCTGTTAAATCCTCCAAGAAACTAGCAAACCCTTCAGTCCGCTGTTCCACTACCGTAGGTATCTCTATGTTTAATGCTCTGAATTCCGTATGTATGTCACGAACGATTGAATTTCTTTGGCGCAAGAGCTCTGTTCGTAAGTTAACATCCCGAATATGTAAAGAAATTTCTTCCCACAAAATGTCTTCAAGAGTAAGATTGCGAGCCAGCAAGCGTACAAGTTCTTTATGACGTGCATATTCTTGTTCTCCTACTCGCTGGCGTAACCGCTGCTCATAATCGTCTTCGTTCAAAGAGTCTTTGCGCTAGCAAAAGCTGCTTTGGTTTCTGCTTTGACCGCGGCAACAAATTTGTCGTCGTTCTGGTCCCATACAGATAGTATTACGTTTTTGAGCATTGCATCTTTTACATGCTTTTGTGCTAGAACATCTAGCTTCTCATAAGCCTTTAACTGGGCAGACGTTAAATGTACCTCGATTAATTTATGTATCTCGGCTTCGTGGCTCTTCATATAAGAACCTCCGAATTTATATATTAACGCTTTTACAGCTGGCTGTGTGTATGCAATATAAGCAACAAGTGCTCCTATGACTGCTACCGCGAGCATGAGCTCAGGTGAATCACTTAATGCATCCAATATACCATCTATCATTCCAGATTCGCTTACTTCGTCAGCAGTAACGTTATCTAGAGTCTCGTTAGTTGCTGGTTCGTTTGTCGTATTATTTGACATATTTTTTCCTTTTTTTGGGGCTCCCACGGTGACGCTTGCGTTAAGTGTCCTGTGGTGCCTTGGCCCTTCTGTGAGAGCCTATACATAGTAGGACCCCCTACTATATAAAGCTTACTTAGAGGTTATCCGTTACCCACGTTTTTGTATCATTGAGGAGGGTACATCGACCTATATAATTAGCTACCTTAGTTTCATCATTACTCTCACTCATACTTCCTGTAGACATAAGAGAACTTAACTTGGTTTCAGTGTCAGCTAAGTCTGCCTCTATTGTGGCAATAATTTCTGCTTTTGTTATACTCATTTCTTTTTCTTCCTAAGTTTGCCATCTTTAGCACGATAAGCTTTTTCACCCTTTTTAACTCTACGTTTCTTGGGTTTCTTACGTGGAACTCCGTTCTTATTCTTTCTTACCATTCTTTTTCTTCTTTAAAGAAGGATACGCTTTGAGTACTGCCTTTTTGATACCAGCTGGGTTTGGCGCATTATGTGCCAGCTTAAGAGCTGATTTAGCTCTCTTCTTAGTATTAATAGGGTAGCTACCTTTAGGTGCTCCTCCTGATGGGCCAGCGAATTTACTAACGTTAGGATAATCTCCTACGTTTGAACCTCCGGGCTTCTTTCTTGCTTCCGCTTGACGACGTTTTTTAGATTTAGCGTTGTAAGCCATACTTAACCGTGGTCTGCGTATTTAGTTTTAGAATGTTGTTTCTTACCTATGTGGTGTCCATGATGTTCACGGCGCGCTATCTCTGATTCAGTTACATCTCTAATTTGTTTAAGAGCTGTCTCTTTAGATATAGCATGATGTTCAAGAGCGTGAGTTTTACCACCGACGTGGCTGTAAACCTTTTCACCTTGTCCGCTCTTTCTCATTGTAAGAGTTTTATCTATATTGTATTTCTTATTTTGATTTTCTGCCATATTATTCCTTTTTGTGTAATAATTCCAGTATATCATTTAGCTTAGACAAAGTAGAATTAAATCCATTGTCATTCTCATTTTGATAATTCATATTGATAAAGTTCTGCTTATCTATTTTATCTAAGATTGTTTTAGTGCAACAACAGTCGCAACATGCTTTTTCTTCTGAGGGCTCAGCCCCATCGTCCACAATATCGTCAGCCATGATTACTCGTCTCCTTTCCTATCATACTTTGCAGTATAAACATCCATTGGGTCACTCTCTTGATTCTGGGCACCGTATTCGCGGTCTCCTCGTTCGTGACTCTCTTTCATATCTTCTAGATATTCTTGAGTAGGAATGTAGGCTAGACTATAAGTCGTACCATCATATACTTCTCTAATTGCGGGCTTATCTTTATTTTCTTCGGCAATACTATCGTAGCTGGTGATAGGTTTATGAGAGGCTGCTGCCATCTCATTAATCTCACGTTGGCTTGGTTTTTCCCAGTCTAGGGTCTTTGCGTACTCTTCTGACCAGTGTTCTCCTTTAAACAATCCTCCTGCGGATGAGTCCACAGGTTTCTTGTCCGATTGGTTACCTTGATATTTTTCATATAGTTCTTTCGTTGGCATTTTTATTCTCCTGAGCAGCAACATGCTTTGTTGTTCTCTGCTTGTACCTGCTCGCTTGTAGGCATATTTATAATTACCTCTAATGCTTTTATCTTCACTTCCATTTGTTGTACCTGTTCATACAGTTCTCTCACTTCGTAGTCGTTCATTTTTTTGTTTCCTCTTCGTGTTCATGGTCATCCCCATTACGGAATGTACCTTTTCTTGTTTGTTCTATCTGACTGTTCTGTTGAGCAGTCCATAATTCTAATACCTTATATATAATAACTAAGGCTGGAGAACCTATAATCAGTAATACCGACTTATAAGATTCTATATCTTCTACTATTTCTGGATGGCGAAATGCCATCGTAACGAGAAATACAGATAGTCCTACCCACGCCATTACGACAGGTGCTGCTACTAACATCATCATGAAGTTAGCGAAATTCCCGTCAGGGTTTGCTGCGTCTTTTTTATGATTGGTCATGTTTCTGTTCCTCCTTTAATTTTTTATAATCATCTGCTGTTGACCTTATTACAAGTGTTCTTAGGTCGTCGAGTTCCGACAATATTGTATCTAATTTAGTTGTGAGCTGTATCATATCTTTAGCCTTCATTGGCCCTCCACTCTTATCATTGGTATATCAAACTGTTGTTGAAAGATATATTCTTCATCTACATCGTCCCATACGAGTAATGCTACCCACATCGACCATGTACCTTCTGTCTCATTGAGTTCCTCAAAAGTAAAATTAAACCAGTGATAGTCCCAGTCCACACCATTAACTGTTAAATATAAATCAGTCCAGTTATAATCACCAGACTCTTCATGCCATACGTCTACATAAACTAATACAGACGTACTATAATCGCTACAGTCGGTATCTATATCTGTTAATACGGATATACCATCTGCATCTGGGTCTACCCAGAAGACAGACATATTATCTGTCTCTTCGTTATACCAACCGGGATAAAAGTGTACCGATGTGTGGTTCCCGTGTTCTTCTTCATATTCATCCTCGTAATCACATGAACCATCATCTTCAGTAGCTTTATCATCATAATTATTAGCTTCTATATCTGTACAACCATAAATGGACGCAGTTTCGTTTCCGTTACCATTTGTACCATTTGGGTTGTCATTTAAAACCACACAACGACCATCGTCATGCGTAGCATTGGGTTGATGATTCTCAGCTTCGGGATTAGTACATCCATAAATAATAATTAAGAAATTACAACTTCCATCGTCAAAAGTAGCTTTAGGGTTATAATTAGTTGCATCATATTGTAAACAACCTCCTACTGGTCCTTCTTCTTCAGGATTGAAGTAATCACTTAGAATTGTCATATTGGCGCCACCACTGAGAAGGGCTAACATCATTACTGCTAGTATAGCACCTATCTTTTGCCCTACTTTAGTTTCTCCTATCTTATCGGCAGCCTTGCCTATAGTTTCAAAAAGCTTCTCCTCTTCATCAGGTTTCTTGGAGCCTCCTATGCCTAGGATTTCGCGTTCCTCGTCAGAAATCACGTTTATGGCTCCATAATCGTCGCGCGCCATAGATATTTTCTACACCGCGCAAGTATATAAAGATTGCCCTAATCAAACTCAGGAAACTGTTCTTGGTTTTCCAATTCAATTAGGAGTTTGGACTGCTTAGAGATATCTTCATAGTTTTCCTTCTTCTTCTTGTATTTAGGTTCCCACTTTGGTATTACCACGTCACATGGCCCACCGTTGTGTTGTTTATTGAATGAACACCACTTACAGAGATTCTGAGGCACTTGTTCATATCGGTCCTCATATTCTTCACGTTCCTTTATACAATCATGTACCATCTTGATTATATCTTTAGCTTCATCAAGCACTTGCTGATTAACCTTAACAAAGAATGTATCATCAAAGCGGAGATAGTTAACGCCCACAAATTTCGGCATCTCGCCCATCTCTAATGTGTACAAGAATGCATATATAATCAACTGGCGATAATATTCCTCTGGAAGGTATGCACCATAGCGCTTACTGGTCTTGTAGTCCAGCAAAGTTGTACCACCATCGAAATCATTACATACTACGTCAACAACTCCTACTATAGCATACTCTGAAGACTTAACCCACTTTTCAGCATACTTAGGAGCTACTGCATTCCAAGCTTGATACTTATTTTTGAATATTTTCCATTTTACCATTTCTGTTAATTTTTTATCAACAGACTTAACAAAATTCTGCAATAAATCCTCAGTCTCAACATACATAGCATTCATCTCTTCTTCGGTGTGTATTTCCCACAGCCATTTATGTTTACCTATCTTTTCTTCCCAGCCTGTTTCAAACTGTTCTTGAACCCATTGAGCGGGTCCACCCTTCTCCCATTGGGGTAAGGTTTTAAATTTATTCTTAAATAAGTTCTCTAATACTTTGTGTACTAATGTACCACGAAACAAGTGAATTGTTTTCTTCTCAGGTATCTTTGCTATATATTTATAATAAAATTCCCTAGGGCATTTCATATACGTATTTATTTTACTAGGGCTCAGCCTCATGTGACTTGCGGTCCATTTAGTTTCCATATGCGTTCTTCTCCATTTCCTTCATATCCATTCCATGTACTCTTATACCTTCTGCATTCTTTGTGTTAAAAAAGAATATCTGGAAGAGTCTATCATTATCTATATCATTTCCAAAATATTGTGCTGCTGCATGTATATTCCTTGCATCAAACAATACCATTCTATTATATCTATTTCCTATTCTATCTACTACTTCAAAGGGAGTTTCATCATAAAAGTTCCCTGCGAACATATTCCAATCACTATCATTCTCTACTGAGAACTTGCCTGTAGCTTTATGTCTATATAAATTGGTTCCACATTGAGGAGGAGGGTCTGGAGTAAGATACACCATAGCTGCCCAACGTTGAGTATCTGCGTGTATGACGAAGGGGTCCTCTGCCATACAGTGTTGGAAGACGCCATTAGTAGCATAGTTCCATCCACCAAGCTCCGTTCCTTTAACGGTCTTATCACCAATTAAAGCTTCAAACTTCTCTTTAGTTCCTTTAAATATCTTTCTTATGTTAGTTCGATGACCTACAGCCCCATGTTCTCCACGAGGCACATAATCACGTGTCATAGCATATTCCCTTACAATATCTGGGTCGCTATAAAAGTCATCCACTACTACATACGACAGGTAGTTATCTGTAGGTGTTACATCCTTAACATACTCTTCCATAAGTTCTTCTGTAGATAGTTCTTTTAGTCTTTCGTATTCTTCTGGGTCGTTCATACCTAATGACCTCATATGCTCAAAATCTTCCGTGGATATCCAGCCATCTGGTTGAGGACCGGGCATCACTACAGGGGATTTTGAATTATCCTTCATTTCTTTTTCTCCGAAAGCATTTTCTTTATTATGTCATCTTTATTGGTAATGCTCTTCTTTTTATGCTTTTTTATTCCTGCTAAAGCATCAGCATCTCTACCTTCTAGATTATCAATGTTCCACTTAACGTGACCTACATATTGTGGGTCTAACTTAAGTTTCTGCACTTCTTTGAATTTTTCTATACATTCTTTAAATCGCCCAATCCACCACAAAGCTACTGCTTCTTGGAAAGGTAACGCGAAAGCGCCCGGATAATCTAAATCCATTCCATCTATGTCATACATTAATGCATCACGTTCTGCGTTTAAGCGTTGACCTGCTCTAGCCACCATATGGGATTCTACCCAACGGGATGAATACTCATAGGACTGGCTTAAGTAATGATAAGCCTCAGGTCTTCCGGGCATCAGTGATATTGCCATCTGACAACAGTTCTGTACGTGAGCTTCTCTTCCTCCCAACCTTCTAAAGCATATAGCTTTACGTAGTAAGCACTCGTATGCCAAAAGGTCGTTATCTGTTAATTCTGCACATTTAAGGTAATAACCCATAGCAGATGCGTATTGCCCTAGGTGTTCATACTCCCACCCGCATTCAAAAGAATGTTCGGGGACATCAGGGGCTTCGATGTATTGTTCTAACTTTGCTTGTAAGTTCATAATTTTTCCTTCTTTGCTAAAAATATCTCAGGATGTGCTGTGTGTTCAATAGCATATCCTATTTCATATAAATGATTAAACAACTCCGTTCTTAAATCTCCTATCAGAGGTTGGTCGGGAACTGGTTCCCAACTCTCAAAGAGTATAGGAGGGTAATCATTATTCTTAAGGGTTTCAGAAGCTCCTTTAATAACTTCGAGCTCGTGACCCTCTACATCTATCTTAATTAAACTTATATCTTTTATATCAAACTCGTCCATCTTGAGAACAGGAAGTTCATAAGATATGTCTTCCTTCCAACCAATATGAGTGAAACCATTAGTTCCACCATCAGGTTGTCTTTCATAGAATGGTAACTTACCATTCACATCAGATAATCCTATATTATAAGTTTCTACTTTATCAGAAAGGTCCTTGAGTAAAACATTAGCACATAAATGGTTATAGATACGACGCGTAGGTTCAAAAGCATAAACCTCTTTAGCATAAGGACCTAATAACCATGTATATGTTCCTATATGCGCGCCTACATCCACAAACGTTCCACTAGGGTTTATATATTCCCTCATGCTTTGGATGATGTCTGATTCAGGTATACGTCTATCAGGATTTATATCAAATCCTAAATATTGTATCATCTCATCAGGTGCTACGAAGTAGTCGCAGGACAAAGCATCTGCTTGCCCATACTCTTTAACCATACTAGAATTACTAGTGATGGGGTCTACTCCATTCTCACACCTTCGACACATGTCATAACATGTTTGTGGTTTAGGCATTATGTCATCATATTCTTGTGTGTATAGATTACCTATTATTTCTTCTAGGTTATAGTCCATACAACATAATGATACTTCACCATTAGGGAGGAGTATGTTATGATATAAACCTTCTATGCAACCACAAGTCTTATCTCCTTCGTGGTATACAGATTTAAATCTATCCCATACTTCCTTTACTTCTGGCTTCAGTTGAGCTTCACCTAATAGGTTACCTGCTCTATGCCACATCTCATAATGATTAACCGTATGGTCGGGATATATATGTTCCACTTCTTCATGGACCTCTCCCATTGACATGGTTTGGAAGTTTGTAATGTCAGCGTCCTTTAACGCTTGTACTACTTTAATATATGTTTTATTCACTGGGTGTTTAGCCAGTCTTTCTTTATCAGGTAGATGTAATGTAAATCCACCATTGGGTCCTCCACAGAATGGTATATGCGAAATCATTTTAACATCTTTAAGGGTCATGCCTACAGCTGTAGTGAATACAGATACAGGGTGTCCTTTAAGGTGTGCATATTGTACCATCGTTGAACAATCTTTATTTAACCAAGGTTCTGTAAAACCAGAGAATGTTATTCTGACTTCTCTTGGTAATTTGTCAACTACCATCTTGAAATCATCTAACTTCATGGTTCTAGCTTGTTCTGTAGTGAAGTGTTCACTATCCCACACTTTTTGTAAAACTCGTTGTGGGCAGAAGACACAATCAACTACACACCCTGCTTTAGGTATAGATGTTGTTATTTCTAGCGTAGGCCAGTCTGTGGTTCGCCAATAGTCGTTTGCCATTATTCTTTAGGGAACTCCAGAATACTGTTCAAGAATTCCGCTGGTATGTGCACTTTGTATGCAGCATTGTCTTGGAACCCGAAAGTAACGTAAACGTCATTTCCATCTGGGTGTACAGCCATTCCACAACAGAACTCTATACGTCCATCCATAAATTTGAATGGGGCTGAATGAGTAACTAAGTTCCACTTCTTATCCCATACCATAAATCTATGGTAATAATGTGAATCTCTATCTCCTTTGTCATTCTCCCAGTAATCACATTCATGTACTACAGCCATGTAATAACCGTTGTACGGTACTATCTGAGAGCTACCACGTGGGTCTAACTGGAAGGGTAGTTTCTTCTTAGGGTCTCCTTTGAGTACGTAACTGCTTGGACAGCGATATTTCTTAGGGTTGTTCTTCCACTTTTTATTAATATCCACTTTAATAATCTCTATAGGATTTGACCATTTCACGAAGTGAAACGGCATATCTAATATAGGCATCCAATTCTTCTCACAGTAAGGTTCCTCACCTTCTGGGGGTAACATAACGTAACGTCCTACCTCTTTCACACCTTTCGATGTTACATCAATTTCGGACAGTACCATTCTTCCCTTTCCATCCGGCGCGTAGCGCCGAACGCCAGTTACATACATCTTTCCTTCCCACTCAACAATCCTAGCATCTTCTAGTCCTACAAAGTCCCATTCAGGTTCCTTGGTAAACTTACTAGTGTTTATCTTTCGGGGGTTGGTTAATTTCATATTCCTTAAATTAAAGTCACAGATAAAATTCTCTGTCCTTAGATAAGGGTCGTCGTCGGGACGAACATAATTCAGAGGTCCCCATGGGGTCTGATACTTCTGTTCTCCTTCACAGTGGTGTAAGTAGTATGATACTTTACGTACATTAACTAAATACTTGGTCGTATCTGGCTTATGCCAAATTGACGGGTTGCACAATCCTACGCCGTCTGACTTACTGTTCTCTACTATAAGAGGCTCAATTCTGCCTCCCTTCTCTAGTAATTGTGATACCAGAGAAGTCTTCATTAGGTCTTTCATCTCTATCATTTTAATCAACTCTACTTTTGATTAAGCTCCATTAAGCATTGCTCGTAAATACTCTCACTTCCTTCGGAACTTCGTGGCTCCATGGTGGAGCATATCCATCCTCTTCATTGCATACGCATTCACATGTCGGTCCACATATAGTGCACCCATGTGTACAATTACACATTGTAAAAACTGTAACATTAGCTGCGGCTTCGCTCCGCGCGATTTTGAGTAAGATAAGATATCCTATCAAATCATCGAGCGTGTCTTCAGTTGCATCATCGAGCCCATTGTTCTTGATACGACTGAGTTTATCGTCGATACGTGCACAGATAGCCTGTGCTGAATCGAGCTTACTAAAAATATTGTCTGGAGATAGCGCACTATCGCCATACGATTTATTCTTGCTTAATAGCAAATCGCGAATCTCATTACAAGTCCACTCTATATTTTTTTGCGTTTTTTTAGTCATTCTTTTTTTCACTGAAACTACTAAGACCACATCAGTATATAAAACTTTCTGTTAACATGTCATATAGACACTATTGCCTGTCCTGAAATGCTTACTCTATATAATATATCTATATAGCTCTTACTATGTAGAACTACTTTCAAAATTCAGACGATTTGTTTTGACCCCTACCCATGCCTTGATACTGGTGGGGCCATGTGATTTTAGACCGGGGGCCATCCGCATAAAAGGCGCAGCATAATAAAAATAGGTAAGCGGATGCTATATTGCACTATATATACCTCCTCCTTCCTTATATACTAAAACCAGCGAAAGCTTTATATACTTTGTCGTTAGAGTATTGATAGAGGTAAAAGAAATGACAACTACACCAACACAACAGCAAGTAAATAACCACAACAGTGCCCTTATAGCACGCATCGTGGCAACCCAAATCTGGAAGCAGACCAGCCGTAGGGACACACCTACCCGATACTCCACTTGGAATAAGAGGTAATCAATGCGTCTAATAGAGGTAGGGGGGGTATCCCTCCAATCAGACCCAATGGAAATTTTAGAGAAATTGGAAAAAATGCTTGATAAACAAATAAAAAAATCTAAAAAACAACTAAAGGGGGGGACTAAGTAAAATGGACGAATACCAAAAATATTTAACAGAAGTAATGGTAATACTAAGTAGACTTTCTATTTAATTATTATAATGTTAATCATCAGCCAATCCCAAAACCGGGACATGTCTAATCATGTACATGTCAACACATGCATGGGGGGTGGCACTTGTCTTATATACCCCCTATATATAAATGACCCCCCACCCTTATATACCCACTATATATAGCTATCCTCTCTAGAAGAGATACCCCCATGGGGTAGGGGGGGTATACCCAGACATGCAAATTTTTAAAAAAACGTTAGCGGGACGTATATCGCACTATATATACTCCCTCGTGCCTTATATACTAAAACCAGCGAAAGCTTTAAATACTCTGTCGTTAGAGTATTGATAGAGGTAAAAGAATGAATAAAACAACTTATACAACAAATAAAACTGGCTTCGTCGACTGGGATGGTCGATTGATGAGTATCCACTCCTTTTGGGTGGAATTAATGGGTTCCCGAATGGAGGGGCCAAACTCTACCTATTGCCACACAATAGGCTGGGTTAATCTCCACTCCTTTGGAACTAAACACGGTAGTCTTAACGACGCTGAAGTTTGGGACGTTATTAATAGCGTAGGGGCCAGATTCGTGGCCTACCCTAACAAAGAAATTTATAAGGTAGGTGCTTAAATGTCTAACCACAACTCTTTAAATTGGAAAGACTTCTTATTGTGTCTATCAATGGAATTAACTTTTGGCGACGGTTCACGTGATGCCGAAGTATATAAGACGATTGAAAATAAAATGTCCAGAATGGAGTATTACAAATGAGTGAGTTAAATAAAGCCGAGCTATTGGTAGCGATAGACTCCTTAAGATACGACATTAATAAACTTAATACGTGGAACGTTAGAAGCCCTAACGATATAGAATACTACGACGACGTATTAGCACAACTGTTTATAATAATAATGGAGCAAATGAAATGAGTGAACCAGAAAGCTGGGACGCAAAAGATTTTATCTTTAGTAATAAATATTTCTGTCCTATTTGTGCGACGCCCGAAAGTGGTAAATGTCAAGAGCTGGACGAGTAGGCCATTTTTGGCCCATGTCCCAATTTTTTCAAAAACAGTGAGCGGAACCCAAAACGCACTATATAAGTCTCCTCGTGTCTTATATACTATTTTGAAGCAAAGCTTTAAATACTCTCTCGCTACAAGTAAGTTAGAGGTAAAAGAACAATGAAACTAACACGAATTCAGAAGCTGTGGCTTAAGATTGGACGTATTCCAACTTCAACAAAGTCAAGTCGCTGGTCAAAGTAAGCAAACAGAATTAAACTGTAATTAAAAATACAATATCCCGTGCTGGGTTTCAGGGGCCGAATCCCGACCCAGCACCTTATATTAATGGGAGATATCCCGTTATCGTGAGTGGCTGAATAACCCCTTCCCAAAGGGGGTAAAGCACACAATATCCTGCTCCAACGGACAAGTGTCTGAGGAGGTGGTGAGTGGTAAGTGCGGACAATACTTAGGTATTTGGGCCGGTAGTCTTTGGAGGTTAACCTTGAATCCTCCCTCACACCTTATACTTATAAATGAGTAGGAAGTTCACAGGCGCTAAGACGTATACTTTAGCGTTGTCGTTCTGATATTTGTTTTAAGACTGGGTTAATACCTCAGTTAAAAAAGGGGGTCGCTTGACAAGAATGGCGAAGCACAAAACTTTTAGGTCTTCCGGAGACACGCGGTTGAAAGCCCGTGGTTAGTGCGAGTGGGTTCTCACGACCTACAACCCCCAAACCTTATACTCAAGGTCTAAGCTCAGTCATTAATGTGGCGCTCTTAGGCCAGCGGTATTAAAAACTTTGGACATGTGCAAACCTTTATAACCTCCCTCGTTATAGGTAATATAAGGTAAAATATGAAACACGGACGATATAAGAACTGCCAAGAATGTAAAAGAGAATTAGTAGACGGCTACCAAAAGGATAACCCATTTAAAACATTACCCGACGCTCAGTTTTGTTTTGAGTGTGAGATTGTTTATTCTTATTAGGACATGTGCGAAAAAACGTGAGCGGAACCTAAAACGGACTATATATACCCCCTCGATGCTTATATACTAAAACCAGCGAAAGCTTTAAATACTCTCTCGTTAGAGTAGAATTAGAGAGAAAAAATGAGCTTCAAAGAAAACATTTTAAGAAACGAATTCCGTTTCAGGAAAGCCAGCCGTCGGTTTCAATTACCGATGAGTCACACCCTCGAAATTTACGAGGCATTAGAGGCCCAAAAGTTGGGACTTGATAAAGAGGTAGCAAAATGAGAAAAACCTTATTACAAAATCTAACTGATGAAATGGCCTTTCAATACGAAAATAGCGGGGCAACCCACGAAGAAAACCAACACGCTGAAGATTGCGATTGGATTTATAATAATTGCACCTGCGGACAGAATGATAAATTCGAGTTAAATTACGATTGGGAAGATAATGGAGAATACTAAAAATGGAAACGATAAGAAGAAATTTAAAAAGAGCAAGGGAAGCCGACGCTTTAAGCAGAGAACAATATTCTATTGAATCTTGGATTCTTGGAACTGTAAGAGGAATGGTTAGCTTTTGGGCTGACGAATACACTTTAAGAGGTGACAAGCTAAAAGGTCAGGATTTAGTAAGATGGAAAAAAGAAGTCTACGCAAGGATTCAGGAATTAGACGCAGTCTTTAAAGAAGACGAACAGCTAAGAGGTTTAGAATGAAAATGGGCTGGCTATCTGCAAAAGCAGAAATGAAAAAGGACGAAATCATTTACGGCCTTGACTCTATCCGTCAGGTATTGGTAGAGGTTGGAGATGAAAACCTTTCAGAATATCATTCAGTGATAGACAACGCACAACAATTTATATTGGAGAGTGAACAATGCCTAATGTAGACGACCTATACGACGGACTCGTAGAGTTTGAGATAGAAAGAAAAAAGATAGAGGAACACAACCTTAAGTGTAGTGGAGACAAATACACTTGTCTTTGTTGTGGTGTCTTTGATGAAGAGACAGGCGAATGCTAAACCCCGCCTGTTTCCCATTTGAAAAGTTTGGAGCTTTCTTAATGTTAATGTGGAGCCTTACAGTTTAGGGCTCCCTAAATTCGCACATGTGCAAAGGCTTAAATAGAACCTAACCCTTGGTATATTAGAGGTCAAACAATGACAGAATCACAAAAGAAGACAAGAGAAATAGCGAAGCCCTACGAAATTTGGGTGGATAAACACGGTGCAGGATTTGAATGGAGAGTCCTGAAGAAATACCAGAAACCAGAATTGGAAGCGAAAAATAATTACGCACGATGGTTTTGTGGTGTGAAATCACCGATGACTTACGGAGAATTTGAGCTCGGAGACGTTTACGTATCTGAGATTAAAGAAAACGCTCACAGAGTATTATAAGGAAGTCAACCTCGAACGGACCCCCTACCAGTTTCTGGGGGTCCCCATTCGGACATGTGCAAATCGTTCATTTCGGGAGGGCACTATATAAGGTTATAGTTTTGGGCGTCCCGCTTTTAAGCCCTCCCTGTTTAGAACAGGTGTCATTATAAGGTTGGACGGGAGAAACTACAAACGGTTAACCCGTCAGGTGAGTCTCTGCGTAAGTGAGAAAGGCTTGACAATTCAGAATTAGAAGTTGTGCTCGGTATTAGGGAAAGTGATAAAGAATTTCTCGTTATTAATCAGTTTGAGAATAAGCGTCAGTTGACTTTAATAAGTAACTTAAACAAGTGACTTTCATATTTTCCGGAGTGATTTGTCTACTATTTAAATTGGCTTCAATCTGCTAAAAGTTGATAAGCGTCTTAAATACTCCCGTCCTTTTTATCGACGTCAGATAAATGTAAGTGCGAATGGTTGGGAGGGAATCGCCCCCCCTACGTTTTATCTCGGATGAGATTTATTTATTTTACTCCATTGCTTCGAGCTTCGCTTGAAGTTCGGTCAATGAAATACGACCCGACTTAATGGCACTGATTATACTTTCTGGGGTTGCAGAAACTTTTCCAGTGCTTAAACGTCGTGACGCTTGAAGTTCAACAATACGGGTTGTAATCATTGAAGTTGTTTCAGCACTTATTTCAGCACTTAAAACGTCGTTCATTGCTACGAGTGTATCGTATTTTACTCCAACAGGCAATCGACCACCCTTTGGGGCTTGGAATCCTAAAAGAGCCATTAGGTTCTTTACAATTCCTTCACCACGTGGGGCCGCCAAATAATCCATTGCAGTAGACTTTTGCGTTTCAGTTGTTTTAGGCATTTTTCCTCCTTTTTCTCTATATTACACAAGGTTTCAAAGTATATAAAGCTTTGCCTATAAATTGTATATAAAGCCCCTCGACCCTTATATACCCCTGTTTGAGTCCCGCTCACTACTTTTCGTTCTATCCGTTCAGACATGTCCGTTTGCACATGCTGGGATAGGAACTCTATATCCCTCTTAGTTCTGGAATGCTCTATAAAAGCACTACGCTATCGTCGTGACGTCGAGGTGAGATTCATTGGTATCCAACTGTGTGCACAATGGAGCTTATAAACTCTATAATAGACCTTGAGAGCTTTATATCGCTCGTTAGTAGGCTCTACTACGCACTGCGTAGGTGAGAAACTGAGAGGCTCAATGAGAAAATGCGGTATAGAGCTTTTTTATTCTATACGTGTAAGAAAAAAGAAATACTATAAACAATACGTTGCTCTAATATTATAATTAAGCTCTATTAAGATATTAATAGGCTCTATTAAGCAATATATCTTTGCTCTATTAAGATATATAATTATAGAACTATATAAAGCTTGCGTCTATATAGCACTTAATAGAGCTATATCTTAATATAGTATAATATAGTCTCCCGTTTTTTCTGCGGATGATGAGCGGGATTACCTACCTTTAGCGTTGAGCACGGGTCTATACGCTTAGACCCCCAAAAGCACCCAAACACTTAAATACTTTGAAACGTTCTAATATTTAGGTTAAAAATGAGTGCAATCGAAGAAATACTTAAAGGTATAACGCCAGAGCAAGTCCTATCTATAATGAAGGATATTAAGACAGGTGTTAGAACCGTAGACACAGGCCACAGGATGCGTAGGAATAAAATGAATGACCTATACTTTTCTGTTGCGCCTTTACCACACAAGTCAACTTACGAAGAATATAAGTTGCACGCTGAAGGTATAAGACAACAAGTGATATCAGGAGTAGATTTATAATGTTATACGATAGTCCACAAGGAACCTATACAGCAGACGAGATAGATGAAATGATAGAAGCTGATAGATATACAAAGATGATAGGTATAGCAATGAAATACCATCCTATCAATGGTAGAGAAACTAATTCAATGATAGAGGCTCTAAAGGTATCAGGTGAGTTTCCAGATGAGTGATATAACATTAGACGATATCCGCACAATGATGAAGGGAAGATATAACTACCCTCTACTAAGCGTAGCGAATGATAAAGATAGTGACTATAAGACTTGGGCTACGCTTGTGAAGAAAGTCTATCCTGAATCAGGTGACAATCTATACGAAACAAGTATAGGACTGAAGCGTATTAGAGAGACGCTGAGTATAATGGAACCAAATGATTTCTTAAAGATAGTTAATACATTACAGAAATACGAAGTGAAAGGTAGTGTCCGACCAGTTAGTGGTAAGAAAACCTACGGTTATGATAAGAGCAGATTAGATAGGTCAATGTATAAGCGTAAGCGAAGTAATTAAGATGAGTAGTATAGACGACAATCCATTTAAGAAGATGGACATTGAATGGCTTATATTATTAGCTACGTTGCTTAAAGATATAGAGATGAGTATTAGCAGTGACCAGTCAAACGTAGAGGTCGATGAAGCTGAGATTAAGAAAGCGGAGGAGATGTATGAGTAATGGAGAAAAGATAAGATACTCAGACGCTTATGATAAAGCTAACCTGATGTGGCATAGAATATTTAACTTAGGAGATGAACATCAAGGCACAATGATAACAGGTTCAATGCGTAGATGTGAAGAGATGATAGGAGATATAGATATACTAACCACCAACGGATGGAAGAAAGTCTTTGAGTATCTTGCGACAGCAGATGATGAAAGATATGACATCCTTAGCGCAGGGTCAAAGAGAATTATATTTAAAGATAGAGAAGGAATGTTATATAATATATTCTTTACAGAACACGATAGCTGGGGGACAGCAATGATGTATACGACTGGGCCTCAGAGATACAACATTCGTAAGAGATACCTCATTAAAAGAATGGGATATAAACTCAATCAATACGGATTATACAATAAAGAAGGCGATAAGATAGCAGGGCCAACTGAGACAGGGATATACGAAGCACTCGGATGGTCGTGGTGTGAGCCGGAGGATAGAGAATGAACAAAGATATAGAACCTATACGAATAGATGAGATGGGTATTGAAGTATGCATAGTTTGTGAATGTGCAGTAGAAAACAATAGCTGTCTGTGTGATATGAGAGGTTGGTAGATGAGTAGTAGAAGTGAGAAGTTCGCTAAATTAGGTGAACTAACAACTAAGCAAGTAAAATTAGAAGATAAGCTACGTTTCGTAAAGGAATGTAAAGATAAAGTTAAAGGAGAGTCAATCATAGACCACGATGCTCTCGATGAATACAATAAATTGATATCAAGATTAGAGGTAGAACTCAAAGATATAGATAAAGAGGTAAAAGAAATGAAGTCAGAAGACACATATAGAGATGACGTAGGAGGATATCCTGAGTCATCCGAGCCAGCAGAGGAACATACCCCCGACGAAGAGGTAGACGAATTATATGACGCATATACCGTTAGAAGATATTACAGAGAGCTGTTTAGTAGGGATGATACCTATGAAATGACTACTCTTAGTGATTGGGATGATATGGCAGAAGCTATGAAAGAGATGGAATTAGAGACCATTGAAGTAAAGCCAGAAGAACCTATTATACCTATCATAGATGATAGTGTGATAGGAAAGCTTAAGTCAAGCGTAGCTATACCTGAAGAGTTTAAGTTCGCAGATAGTATGACATTTTATACTATGCTACGCAACATCTTTAGGAATAAGTATATACTTGTGACAGGGCCATCCGGTTGCGGTAAGTCATCTTTAGGTAAGATATTAGCAGAGATAACTAATAAACCATTCCATCAGTTCAACTTTGGAGATACTATGAATCCGGCGGCAAAGCTATTAGGAGACACAAAGTATAATCAGACGGATGGAACGTGGTTTAAGCCATCTCGTTTCGTATCAGCCTTAGAAGATAACAGTGGAGCATTCATTATGCTTGACGAAGTGACCAGAGATAGGACAGGTGACTTAGGTAATATACTTATGCCTGTGTTAGATGGTCAGAGATACTTAGCGTTAGATGAAAGTGATGACGCAGACATAGTTAAGTTAGATACTAACGTATTCTTCTTCGCTACTGCTAACATAGGTAGAGAATATCTTGGTGCGGCCAACGACTTAGATAGAGCTTGGAAGGATAGATTCACTGGAGGTATATACGAATTAGATTACCTACCACAGAATAAAGAACAGGAACTATTACAGATTCGTGTTCCACATCTTGAAGATGATGACGCAAGACGTATAACTGAGTTTGCTAAGAAGATTAGAGATTTATATAAAGCAGAAGAGTTAAACGTAGCTGTTTCTACTCGTATGTGTTTAGCAGTAGGTGACTTAGTAGTAGATGGAATGACATTACTCGATGCATTAAAGCATACAGTTCTACCATTCTATCCTATCACTGCTGGTGATGACACTGATAGAGTTAAAGTTATTCAAGCGATACAATCAATGGGTGATTAAGTATGGTAGTAAGAAAAAAGAAACATATGTATTGGCATACTCCAGCAAAACTTTTGTTAGAGCATGGAATGAAACCAACAATGGTAGCCAAAGCACTGAAGATAGCATACCCACAGGGTGATATCACAGGTAGGCACGTTGGAGGATATAGTCGTAGACTTAAGAATGATAATATGTTAGCTAAGAATATACCACAGACAATAGATATACAGGATGCATATGCAATGATAGAAGGTATGATTACCGATGATGATAGATTTGTATATAAGTGTGCTGTCGGCTCAGCTAAGAGAACGTTAAAATGCTTTGAGTATAAGATGATAAAACAGGCTATCAAACCTGAAGAGGATATAGAACAATGGTTGTTGAACACGGGAAACATTACACAGATATAGATAAGTGGGCAGACGTAGCAGATGATGATTACTGCTATGATTGTAGCAAGTGGATAGAAGCAGACGAGGATGATAAGTGTCCTATCTGTGAAGCTCCATTAGATTATGATGATAGATTTACCACTGGGGCTACGTCTAAGGTAGCGATAAGAGATTCACCATCAGTATCTTCCACCGGAGATATGTGGGGACGTAGTAGTTCCTATACTTGGGGTGGTGGAGGCTGGTGGCAGGGACAATCCTCTGGCTCTACGTCTGGTATGTGGGGTAGTTGGGGTAGTTCTTATCAAGATAAAGATGATGCGTCCCGATTACTTAAGCATAAGAGACATTTAGATTCTCTATGTAAGGTAGTTGACCCAACAGTAGCGCATAAGTTAGATTACAATTATGAAGGTCAAAACTATTCTGATTTGAATAGAGGACTGATACGCATAGACGGGTCTTTGCTAAAGAAAAGCGATGACAATTTAGATATAACAGCAGGATTAGCTATACATGAAAAGCTACACCTTATCCATAGTAAACCATTAGTTAAATGGGAGAAGAAAAAGTCATATGAGATGAAAGATTCATATGAGGAAACGCTATTGCATACTATTGCCAATTCAGTAGAAGATGAATACATAGAAAAGCAGTTAGCTAAAGATAATGCTGGGTTTGTCACCTATATTTCTGAAGTTAAGAAACATTTTTTCAAGGAAAAGATGGAAAAGAAACTCGTTATGCAAGATGATAACCCATTTATGGATATACTGAATACTCTATTAGCTTTCATTAGATGGCCGGAAAATATGAGTAGCGAACGTAAGAAGCGACACGCAAAGCATATAAGATTTTTTGCACGTGCATTAAAGAATGGATTAGATAGTAGAGAAAATAGTCTTAAGTGTATAGAAGCTCTATTCGATTATCTTAAAGCAATAGCTGAAAAGCTGGTTAAAGATAAAGGGTCAGGCGATGACCTTAAGAAAGAGATAGAGAAAGAGATGGAGAGGATGAAGAAGAGTATGGGAGACGATGGACTATCCGACGAAGAATGGGAAAAGATAAAAGAATCCATTACTTCAGATAGGGAGCGTAAGCATAGTCGTATGTCAGATGTTCGTAAGATGATAGGACATCATGATAAATTTAAAGAACTCTCAGAAGCAGTAGACTATACGTTAGATGCTAAGAGTAGTGCATTAGCTGATGAAATATCTAAAAAGATACAAGACCTCGAAGATAGTGACTATCATGAGACAGAGATGACTGAGGTTGGTCTTATATATAAGAACCAAAAGAAAATCACTTGGCGTAAAGCTCGTCCTACTTCTGGACAGAAGATTAAGTATCAAGCAGAATCTAAGGCAACTAAGAAAACAAGCAACGCACTTAAGCGTAAGATAGATTTATATGGTAATACACAAAAATATACTATCCGTAATCAAAAGCGTGGTAAGATAGATAAGCGTATGCTACACAGAATACCATTAGGTCGTATGGATTTGTTTAAGAATGATATAATTGAAGATGATAAACCATTAGACATCTGTATATTAGTAGATGAATCAGGTAGTATGGCTTCTTGGAAGATGGAGATGGCTCGACAATCAGCTATCGCTACTAAAGAAGCCTTACATGATAACCCTAAACTAAACCTATGGGTGTTTGGTCATACTGCTGATGGTGAGGCTGGATGGCATGCTGATAGAGGTTCTACTAATATGACTGAGTATTGGGGGCCAAGTATGAAGGATAGACCTATGGCTATGGGAGCTATGAAAGCTCGATATGAAAATAGAGATGGTATGGCTATATGGGCGGCGGCTGAAAGGGTTGCTAAAGAATCCGAACAACCTATGTCTAACAAACTTATGATTATATACTCAGATGGACAACCAGCGGCGGATAGATATGGAGGATATGAAGCCATGAGTCACGTGCGTAAGGTAGTGAACCACTTAGAAAGTAAAGGTTGGGCTATCATTCAAGTAGGAATAAGCGGAGCAGATAAGTATGCACAACAAAAGATGTTTAACAATCATATAATGGTTAGTAATATAGATGACTTGGCTCCAGCAGTATCAAAGATAATCAGGAGGGTTATAAAAGTATGAAGGATTATAAGCAAAAGATTAT